TAAAGGTTATTGAGCAACCTTATGGTGACGCTTTGTTAAAAATAGTAGCACTTAATAGCACAAAGTCTTCACAAGATTGTATTATATTCAATGACAATGGGTTTGTAACGGCTTACTTCGAGGGTAAGAAAAATGATATGCCAACTATATATGAAGATATGATAGGTAAAAGCATAGAAGAATTTGGTTTTTCACTAAATGAAATTTTGTAATACCAATGTAAACCCTAGTAGCCACGGACGGGTGCAAGTCCCGTCAAGGGTTATAGTGCAATAGTGCACGTAAAACAAATCAAGAAAAGGAGAAACAACAATGGAAAGAAGTAAAACATCTATGGAACTTTTTGAAGAACTTTATCCCGTAAAGGAAATTGGAGTCAATCCGCTACGTATGGCAGAAGCAATTGGTTATCTTAATTGTCTTGAACAGTTTGTGCCATCTGTACATAATGAAGCAAAACAAACTAAAGTAGCATTAATGTGTGCTATTGCATTTAATATGTTATAAGGGGTACACATTATGGGAGGACAAATTATAATACTATTTGCTATATTTTGCATAATCATTTATATCACTTTTGTACAATCAAAAACTGAAACATTTGAAGTTGAAGAGTGGGAAGAAGCAACTATGCTTTACGAACTATCTACACAAGAATCATTAGCAATTATTGATGACGCAGAGTGTCATGGTTTTGAAGTAAAGCGTATCGGTACTCACATCTACTTTAGAGAAATACCATAATCGAACACACTTTCGTTCACAAATTGTTTACAATTTACCTATTGACATTATCACCCAACGGTGGTACACTATAATAGTAGTAAATAGTTACTTCAAGCCACAGACAACCCCATTGTCAAAGGGTGTGTAGGTTAAAGACCTCTTGTACGCTCATTACGTACCACACCATTCGCACAAATTTAATATCAAATAATGTGCGTGTAACCAAAATAACAATAGCCACGAAAGGAGAAAAAATCATGGCAAGAAAACCAATGGTAACAAGAACCATCACCACAACAAAGGTGAATGTACTCTGTTTAGACGTTGTATCAGCAGAGCCATTCAACAAAGAGGTAATACTTCCTCGTACCTATAAGGACGAAAAGAAGTTACTCAAGAAAGTCGAAGAAGTAGTCAATACATACGAAGTAAAGGCAGTACACATTGTTGACAAGTCAGAAGTTGAAACCCTCTATGGTATGACCGAACAGAACTTCATAGACAATGCAACAATTCTTGACCCTACAACACGTAAGGCTTTAGAAGAAGCAGAAGACACAGAAGACGAAGAGTAATATCAATCATTAACAAGAAAAGGAGAACAAGAATATGACCGGATATTCAGTATCAATCGCAGAAACAAACAAGGAACTTTCAGCAAAGGAACGTATCAGACTTAAGGACACTTCTGACGCAGTAAAGTTAGACGAAGCAACAAAGGAAGAAGCACTCATTATTACACCTACTGCTTATGCTATTCTCAACATTCACAATGAGAAGAGTGACAATAAGGACTATAATAATTACCTTATTGAGGACGCAGATGGTACAAAGTATGTAACGGGTTCTGAATCATTTTGGACTTCATTCATTGATATTTACAATGAAATGAAAGACGAAACAGAGCCTTGGCAGATTAAGGTTTACAGACTTCCTAGCAAGAACTACAAGGGCAAAGAGTTCCTTACTTGTTCAATCATCTAGGTAACAAAAGCCTAGTAACTTTGATAGCCTCTAGGTGTAACAACCTAGGGGCTTTTAGTTTTCACAGAAATGGGGTACATTAATATGGCGAAACGTGTTCAATCAGAAGCTCAAAAAGAGTACCAAAAGGAACGAAGACGATTACTACAAGCAGTGCGTAGAGGTGAACAAAAGGGTTTTATTTTTCCCGAAGATATTGTACCACCTTTGCCATCACACGTAACTAAAAAGCAACTGCAACAAATTAAAGAAACTAAACCAAGTGATTTATATAAAGTTGCACGTTGGTTAGATAGAGAAACGGGTGAACTAGTAAGTAGCAATGAAGCAAAAGTATCAACAAGAACAAGAAAAATAGAAGCACCTAAAACAACAATACCAAAAGCACAAATAGATGTAAAAACGCCTAGAGTACAAGGCAGAAAACAAAGACCAAAACTTACCGAAGAAGAGAAGCACTTAAGAGCAGTAGAACGTGGACGCAAAGCGTGGAAAACACGTAGAGCAAAAATGACTGATGAAGAATATCAAGAATATGTCAATCAGTTTAAGAAGCGTATGCAAATTGCTAGAGATAAGAAGCGGCAAACTAAAGCAGATTATCCAACAATTAGTGCTATTGATAAGGTAAAAGAAAAAGTAGAAGAAATGGACAGAGTTTACTACCAATCTATTGATAATGTCCAAGATAATATTATGAACCTTAAGCGTGAAGTTCCACCTTGGTTTAAGATAGAAAATCGTAAAGGTCATTTAATGACTATATTCCAAGGTACAATAGAGTATTATGAAGATAATTTATCAGACTTGGAAGATTATTTATTGTCACAGATGGACACAATAGATACACACCTAGATATTATAAGGTATGATAGTAAGTCTGAAAAGGTTGAAAACTCTTTTGTTGTATTAGGTAACATTCTTAATCGTGGTGCATTGACACCATCTCAAGCAGAGAGTTTGAGTTTAATGACAGAATATTATGAAGACTATGAGGAGTATTAAATGAAAGTAAAAAAGTTCAAATACTATATGTGTGATTTTGAAACAACTGTATACAAAGGTCAGGTCAACACAGAGGTTTGGGCTAGTGCAAGTGTTGAACTGTTCACAGAAGATGTTATGATATTTCATAGTATCGGTGAGCAGTTCGATTACTTTGTAAGCCTTAACGAAAATATATGTGCATACTATCACAACTTAAAGTTTGATGGTTCATTTTGGCTATCATATTTATTAATAGACAAAGGTTTTAAACAAGCATATACACCACTTAATGACCAAGAAACAGAAGTAGAATGGTTGCAAGAAAAAGACATGAAGAATAACACCTTTAAATATTCTATTGCAGATAGAGGACAGTGGTATTCAATAATCATTAAAGTAAATAATCACATAATAGAAATTAGGGATAGTTTAAAACTATTACCATTTTCTGTTAAAAGAATTGGTGAATCATTTGGTACAAAGCATAAGAAATTAGAGATGGAATACACTGGCTTTAGATATGCTGGGTGTGAGATAACCGATGAAGAAAAAGAATACATAGCAAATGATGTATTAGTAGTAAAAGAAGCATTAGAAATAATGTTTATAGAGGGTCACAACAAATTAACAATAGGTTCATGTTGTTTGGCTGAATATAAAAATATAATTAGTAAAGAAGAGTATGCAACTCTTTTCCCATCATTAACGGATATTACTCTTGACGAAACTGTACACAAATATACTAACGCAGACGCATGGATACGCAAGTCTTATAAAGGTGGTTGGTGCTATTTAGTTAAAGGAAAAGAAAACCAAATTAAAACAAATGGTACAACTGCTGATGTAAACTCATTGTACCCTAGCATGATGAGTAGTGAAAGTGGAAATAAGTACCCAGTTGGTAAACCTTATTTTTGGACAGGCAACTTCATTCCAGACCAAGCATTAGGAGAAAACAAGTATTACTTTGTTAGAATTAAAACGAGATTTTATATCAAACCAAATTATCTACCATTTATTCAAATAAAAGGTAACTATTTATACATTGGAACAGAAGCATTAGAATCGTCTGATGTGTATGACAAGAAAACAGATAAATATTATGACCACTATTACAATGCTAGTGGACAATTATGTGACACTAGAGTAGAACTAGTTTTAACAATGACAGATTTTATATTATTAAAAGAGCATTATGAACTTGTTGACTTTGAAATAATAGATGGTTGTTGGTTTTGGTCACAAATAGGAATCTTTGACGAGTACATAGAAAAGTATAAAAAGATTAAACTAGAAAGCAAAGGTGCTTTACGTGAGTTAGCAAAACTTTTCTTAAACAATTTGTATGGTAAGTTGGCAAGTAATGAAGATAGTTCATTCAAAATTGCTTTCGTAAAAGAAGATAAATCTGTTGGCTTTATGTCATGTCAAGCAAATGATAAAGAAGCGGGTTTTATTGCAGTAGGTTCAGCGATAACTTCATACGCAAGAAACTTTACTATTCGTGCAGCACAAAAGAACTACTATGGTGTAGATAAAAGAGGTTTCATTTACGCAGATACAGATAGTATTCATTGTGATTTAGAGCCACAAGAAATTACTGGTATCACAGTACATGATAAGAACTTCTGTTGTTGGAAACTAGAATCGTGTTGGGATATTGCTACTTTTACTAGACAGAAAACATATATTGAACACGTTACACATGAAGATTTGAAACCTATTGATACACCATATTACAATGTTAAGTGTGCAGGTATGCCACAAAAATGCAAAGACTTATTCATTAAAAGTATGTACGCTGATAAGATAACAGAAGAGGAAAAAGAAAAACTAACAGAAGCAGAAAAATTATTCTTATTTGGAACAAATGATAAACCAATAGTTCGAACATTAGAAGACTTTAAAGTTGGATTAAGAGTTCCAGGAAAATTAATGCCAAAGAGAATACGAGGTGGTGTTCTATTGGTTGACACAACTTATGAAATGAGGTGACAATATGATTAGAAAATATTTTTGGTTTCTATATAACAAATGGATATTAAGACAATGTCCACATATTTGTTTATTTTGTAAATACAAAGATGAAGTTTTTAACTTGTGCTATAATGACATGAGTAATAAAATAACAATAAACAATAAGTAATAGAAAAGAGAGGGTCAACTAGGTTGATTACCTCTCTTTCTTTTATATCTATTACATCTGCCAACCTTAACCACGCAAGCAATACGGACAAACATAAGTGGCACTATCTTTCAAGTGTGCTACCCACTCTGTTGAGAAGAGTTGTACAAATGCAGATACCTTAATAAGATATACATTTAAGTAATGCTTCTTTGCACTTAAGGTCTTTAAATCTAAAAGCACCATGTTCAAAAAAGAATCTAAGGTTTGTGATAAACATATCATTAGCTTTAAGCATTACATAGTTAATATTATGGTCGTCTGTTGTTACACTTATTCTCATAGGGTAAGTCTTATCTGCTCTATCATCACAATAGATAATACCTAATTCCCTATATTCTTTAATAGCATAGTCGCAACCATTATATCTAATAGTAGCGAGATAACGTGAAGCACAATTTTCGGGTCTTTCTACAAATGCTAGATTATCATTTAAGTAAACATTTTCAGCACTATACGCAACATACTGATTATTCTTAAATGCTCTATTAATACCACTTTCACGTTGTGCTCTACTAGCGGTTTCAATGAAACCATTTTCTAACACAAAACCATCACCACGTAAGAAATTTGTTTTATCACTTAAGCGAGAACTTATACCCAATTCATTGTAATATGGATTGATAATGCTTACTTGGTTTCCAAGCATATACACGGGAACGTGTCTTACTTGTTCTCCTTTACCTCTAGCGATAGAAGTATGAACACTTAAAAACTTCCTAATCTCATCACTACAATAATGATTTGTTTCACTCTGAAATTCGTCAAATAAAATACAGTCAACATCACTAAACAAGTGGCTATATTTTTTTAATTGGTCTGCACTATTAAGTGATAAAGCGTATCCGCAAGAAACTGCGGTCGCTTCATCATGATTTTTAATAAGAAATAACTCATGGAAAATACCACTTGCTCTACGTTTTGAAGTCATTTCCCAACCAATAAAGAATAAACCATTTAAGTCTTTGAAGAACTTATCTGCTACATCATCTAATTCATAATTATAACGATATAACAGTGCAAATTTTTTACCTTGCTTAATAAATCTGTTTACTACTAATCTTCCAAAATAAGTTGTCTTACCACCAGTTCTATTAGTTGTACACAAATATAGTTCAGGTGTTTTACCATTAAGGTCTTTCATTGATAAAAGTTTAGTTCCATCATAATAAATGTTTTTCATAATTCTTGTACCTTTTCCTTTTAGTGTTGTTAATATCTCCGCTTATATTATAACATATATCTTGACTAATGTCAATTATTGTGATAAAATTAATAGTAGTAAGAAAGGAGATGATAATATGGACATAACTACTATTACAACTTTGATTAGTTCTTTTGGATTTCCTATTGTTGCTTGTTTGGGTATGGCTTGGTACGTTAAGTATCAGACAGACGAGAACAAGAAAGAGATTAAGGAAATGACAATGGAACACAAAAATGAAATGGCTGAGGTTACAACTGCATTGAACAATAATACTTTAGCCATTCAGAAATTATGTGAAAGGCTAGGTGATACAAATTAATGCAGAAATTTGGTATAGACATTAGCAAATATCAAGGTGATTTTGATATACAGAAAGCAAAGAACAATGGTGTGGAATTTGCTATACTCAAGATTGGTGGTGGAGATAGCGTTTGTTACGAGGATAGTCAGTTTGAAAACAACTATATTAAATGTGAGAACGCTGATATACCAAAAGGTTGTTACTTTTTTGGAGAAGCTTTAACAAAACAAAAAGCAGTTGAAGAAGCAAACTATTGGTTATCATTAATGAAGAACCACAAATTTGAGTACCCCGTGTTCTATGATGTTGAAGCAAAAATGCTATCATTGGACAAAAGAACTCTTACAGATATTATTAAATCTGTATGCGAGATAATTGAATCTAATGGGTATTGGGTTGGTATTTATTCATCTGCTTCACATTTTAATAGTAATGTATATGATAATGAACTTGCTAGATATTCTCATTGGGTTGCTTCATGGGGAACTACTAAACCTGTATTACTTAAAGGTGGTGCGACACAGGTGTGGCAGTTTGGTGGTGAAACTAATAAGTTAAGAAGTAACAAAATCAATGGTAAAGTAGTTGACCAAAATTATTGCTTTGTAGATTACCCAACATTAATTAAAAAGAATGGTTTAAATGGTTATAAAAATATTACTACATATAAAACCATTGAAGAATTAGCCATAGAAGTTATTAATGGTAAATGGGGTAATGGTATTGCACGTAAAGAAGCATTAACCAAAGAGGGTTATGATTACAAAGCAGTACAGACACGTGTTAATCAAATATTAAAAGAAAAGTAGAAAGGAGAAAAAATGGCAGTACTATCAAAAGAAGATTTTTTATCTCGTATTAATGAAAGAATTGGTGATGATAATTCTGATGAAGCTATTGCTTTCATGGAAGATATGAGTGATACTTATGAAGACATGGCTAATAAGATTACTGATTCAACCGATTGGAAAAAGAAGTACGAAGAAAATGACAAAGCGTGGAGAGATAAATATAAAGAACGATTTACTTCTTCACATAATGAAGATGAAGACTTAAGTGATAACGATAATGACACACCATCACCAAAAACATTTGATGATTTATTTAAAAAGGAGGGCTAAGCAATGGCTAGAAGAATTGCACAGACAACTTTGAACGCTTCTACTATTGACATTCTTAATGTTATTAGACAGAACGCTTCATACGATTATCAGCAGAATGTTCCAGTGGTACAAACTGCAAATGACATTCCAAAGGTGGGTGAAGTTATTTATGGCACACCTGCTTTTGCTAATCAGTTTATTAACGCACTTGTAAACAGAATTGCATCTGTAAGAGTACAGAGTGCTACATTTAATAACCCTTACTCTATTCTTAAAAAGGGTTATCTTGAGTTCGGTGAAACTGTTGAAGATATTTTCGTTGGAATTGCTAAAGCAGTTGACTATTCAGCAGAAAAGGCTTCTGCACGCGAGTTTAAGCGTACTATTCCCGATGTTCGTTCAGCATTTCACACAATGAATTGGAGAGTAATGTACCCCGTAACAATTCAGGACGAGGACTTACGTATGGCATTTCTTTCTATCAATGGTGTTACAGACCTTATTGCAAAGATTGTTGAACAGATTTACACTGCCGCTGAATATGATGAGTTCTTACTCTTCAAGTATTTACTTGTAAAGGCTATTTCACATGGTAAGATGAAGACAGAAGCAGTTACTATTAATGGTACAGACCTTTCTGATTCAGCGGTGAAGTTTCGTGGTATTTCTAATGTGCTTCCTTTTATGTCTTCTGCGTACAATGAAGCTGGTGTTAAGACTAACACACCTAAAGAAAGACAGGTAATTTTCATGGACGCTATGTTCAATGCACTGTTTGACGTAAATGTGCTTGCTTCTGCTTTCAATATGGACAAGGCTGATTTTATGGGAAGATTGTTCCTTATTGATAATTGGACAGAGTTCGACAATGAGAGATTTGATTTGATTAGAGATAACTCTGATGGACTTGAAGAGATTACCGCAGAAGAGTTAGCACTACTTGCAGATGTTAAGGCAGTTGTTATGGACGAGAATTGGCTTCAGGTTTATGATAATAATAACAAATTTACTGAAAAGTATGTTGCAAGTGGTATGTATTGGAATTACTTCTATCATACGTGGAAAACTATCTCTTACTCACCTTTCGCTAATGCAGTAGCTTTTGTTGCTTCTAGTGCTAACATTAATTTACCTAGCGAGTTGACAGTAGAGATTCTTTCAAAGAGTGTATCAGAAGAAGCAACAGTATTTACATTTGCAGTTGATACAGAAGAGGCTTCTCTTGCACTTTCAAGCGTTAACTTTGAACAGACAGAAGTTCTTACAACTGATGGTATTGCAGTTCAGAAGTTTGGTGCACTTATCATTCCTGCAAGTAAATCCGCTACTGAGTGCACATTAGTTGCAACTATTGGAGATACAGTTTATACTGCTTCAACAACAATTTCTGCTTCAAAGAATGTTGGTGATACTGTTACTCTTCAAAAGGAAGTTTAGTTTAATAAAGAGAGGGTTATATTATAGCCCTCTCGATTAAAACTATTTAGTGAGGTGATTAAATGTATATAGAACCAAACACATCAATAAAACTTTATAGTGGTGTTCCGTTAGATAACACATATAACCACACTTTGTACTTCGCTAGTGAGAGTGAACAACAGAGTTATTTTTCTACATCTAAATATACTTTTTCTGCTCAATCATATCAACGTGTTGAACGTGGCAAAATGAGAATTGAAAGGAAAGCAGATGATTTATATGATTGTAATTATTTGGCTTTTAAAAATGTAAACTATGGTAATAAATGGTTTTATGCTTTTATTACTAGTGTTGAGTATATTAATAATGTAACAAGTGAAATAACATTTGAAATTGATGTTATGCAAACATATCTATTTGACGTTGAATTAAAGGATTGTTTTGTTGAACGAGAACATAGTGAAACAGATGTGATAGGAGAGAACATTCAAGCAGAACCAATAGAAACAGGTGAGTATGTAATATCCGATTATGGTTTAGTTGGTAAAGTACGTGATATGTTAGTTCTGATAATGATTGCAGATGAAACATCTACATCATTTGGTGATTTATATGAGGGTATTTATGGTGGTTGCGATATATGGGCTTACAATTCTACAGATACAACTAATATAACATCAAAAGTTAGTGAGTATATACAAAAACCCGACCAAATTATTGCAATGTATATGTGTCCAAAGATGTTGATACCCAATGTTACAAATGGTGGTAAGCACTTAAGTTACTCTACAACTTCATCATTTATAACAGAAACATTGCCATCTGTTACAGAAGAATCACAAGATTTTGAGGGATATGAGCCAAAAAATAAAAAGTTATATACTTATCCTTATAATTTCTTACGAATTGATAATGCAAGTGGTCAAAGTTTGAACTTAAGATATGAGTTTTTTGATAACTTAACACCCGTAATAGAAATACAAGGTACTTTCTTAATGCCAGTAAAATTGGTTGCTAGACCTTGTTCTTATAAGGGTTTACCAAGTTATTCAGAATTGGGTGGGTATACTTCTTCTAAAAGTGAAGCAATTTCACTTGAAAATTATCCTATGTGTTCTTGGAACGTTGACACTTTTAAATCTTGGTTGGCTCAAAATAGTGTACCCGTTGCGTTAAATACTATTGCTAGTGTTACTAACTCTGCTATTGCTTCAAAGTACTCTGCACACCCTACTGCTAGTTTTGCTACGGGTACTGTTGGTACTGTTGCTAGTGTGTTGTCACAAGTGTATACTGCTAGTATAGCCGCAGACCAGTGTAGAGGTAACATTTCAAATGGTAATGTGAATGTTGCTAGAAATATACAAGAATTTTACAAACAAAGGTGTCATGTAACTAAAGACTTTGCTATTGTTATTGACAACTTTTTTAGTATGTATGGTTATGCTACTAATAAAGTTAAACAACCTAACATTAGTTCGAGACCTCATTGGAACTATGTAAAGACACTTGGTTGTGTTGTTGTTGGTAGAGCACCTAGTGATGATATTAAAAAGATGTGTTCTATCTATGATAATGGTATTACATTTTGGAAAAACGCTAATGAAGTAGGTGACTACTCACTAGATAATAGTGTTTAGCAGAAAGGAGAAACAATGCCAAGAAAACCTAAAGATACTATGTTTTCTGAAAGTGGTTTACTTAATAACAGAACATATCTTCAATATTACAATAGGCTAACAGAATTAGCAATAAGTATGTTTGAGTGGAAAAACTTACCTGAAACTGTTGACCCTAGATACCTTGAAATGTGCTTGTTTAGTGATGGAATGTGTGTGTTCTTTAATGATGAAGTACTTGGATTTCTTGCTTTACAAGTTGCAATAGGTGGACAGTTAAATGTTTATCGTATTCCTATTGACCGTAGGGCGTATGCTTCTAATGGTTATCAAATGAATTTAACAGAAGAAAACAGTGTAATTATTTTTAATAACTATTTACACACAAATTCTATGTTAGATGTTGAAATGTTTAGCAAACGTTTATACAATTTAGATAGGGCTATTGATGTAAATGCTAATGCACAGAAGACACCTATTCTTATACAATGTGATGAAAGTCAGAGAATGACCATGAAGAACTTATACAAGCAATATGAGGGAAATGAGCCTTTCATATTTGGTTCTAAAGCACTAGATGTTAATGGGTTAAAGGTATTACAAACTGGTGCTCCTTATGTGGCTGATAAGTTGTACGAATTAAAAGTTCAGTATTGGAATGAAGCATTAACTTATCTTGGTGTTAGCAATATTAATACCACTAAAAAGGAAAGAATGATTACTGATGAAGTAACAAGAAACCAAGGTGGCGTAGTTGCTAGTAGATACTCTAGGTTAGAGAGTAGAAGACAGGCTTGTAATCAGATTAACAATATGTTTGGTCTTGATATTTGGTGCGACTTTCGAGAAGACTTCCAAGATATTCAAGAAGTTATTAATGAGAATGAGGAAGAAGAGGAAGAGTACAGAGGAGGTAGTGAAAATGAGTAAATATACTACCGAAGTTAGGTTTATTTGTGAACAAGCAAGTGGACTAAGTGAAAGCAAAGGATATAATGATACAAATAGTATTATTGATTTGGCTATCCCTAAAGTATTTAACTTTGATTTTCCTATTTTTGATGAGAAGTATAGAGTGGTTTTAGAGAGAAAAATTCTTAAACACTTTTATACTAGAGAGATTGGTGAAGAAACAGTTGGTCTTTGGAAGTTAAGACTTGATACAAGATTGAATGAAATTATGCCATATTACAATAAGTTGTATAATAGCGAATTATTAGAGTTCAATCCTTTGTATACTGTTGAATTAACAAGAAACAGAAAAACAGATTTGGATAGCAAAAGGAGTGAAAATGAAAATATCAATGACACAAGTTCTTCTAGTAAAAGTACTAAAAATAATGGAACTGTTGATAGCACTAATACTACAACAACTACTAGCAATGGAAATGGCACTTCTAATAACACAAGCGAAGACTTATATTCAGACACACCACAAGGAGCATTAAGTGGTATTGAAAGTAATACATATCTAACAAATGCTAGAAAGGTTACAGATTCAGGAATTACTACTTCTAATACAAGTAATAATTCTAAAGTAATTGGTAAAGTCGAGAGTGGCGAAACTGAAAGTTCAACAACGTCTGAAACTTATGGTAGAATTAGAGGTAATAATGATAATTTGCTAAGTACAGAAGATTACCTTGAAAGTGTTAGTGGTTATGAGGGTGTTGTACCTAGTGATTTATTACAGAAGTACAGAGAAACATTCTTAAATATTGACGTAATGATAATTAATAATCTTGAAGATTTATTCTTCCAATTATGGTAGGAAAGGAGAAAAATATGGATAATTGCAATGAATTAAAACATTTTAAATTTTGGTGTCAGAAGATTCTTCCATTAGTATATGATGATAGTTTAAGTTATTACGAAGTTCTTTGTAAGGTTGTTGATTATATTAACAAACTAATTGATGACGAGAATAGTGCTATTAAACAGATTGCAGAGTTAAAAAAAGAACTTGAAGTAGTACAGAAATGGATTGCTGACTTTAATACAAGTTATGCCGAAGAAATTATTAAAAAGTATTTGGCTACTATGATATTTATTGAGATTAGTGATAGTGGTTACATTATTTATTACATTCCCGAATGTTGGGAAGATATTCAGTTTGAAACCACGGGTCTTGACGTTGAGATTCCTAATACCGATTATGGTAGATTAGTTTTAAGTTATTAATGAAAGAGAGGTAATTATTATGACAAGACAGTATATTGGTGCTAGATATGTACCTAAATTTTTTGCAGATGAAAATGGAGACCCAAGTTGGAGAGATAGTATTCCTTATGAAGCATTAACTATTGTTATGTATTTAGGCAATAGTTATACTAGTAAGAAACCCGTTCCTATTGGTGTTCAGATTGACAATACTGAATATTGGGTTTTAACTGGTGCTTATAATGCGCAGGTAGAACAGTATAGAGAAGAAGTAGAAAATCTTCGTACTATGATTACAAAAAAGAATGTTCTTTGCATTGGCGATAGTTATTTAGCTTATTCTTCACAAGAGATAGAAACAGAAAGTTGGGGAGCTTTCTTAAGAATTTATCTTGGTTCAAACAATAATGTTACATTAAATGGAATGGGTGGTTCAGGTTTTGTTGGTAATACTACTAGAACATTTGGTGTGCTTCTTTCTGAAAAATATAATTCAATGACAGATGAAGAAAGAAATGCAATTACAGATATTGTTGTGTGTGGCGGTCTTAATGATGCTAGTGCTGTTGCTGATGGTAAAACAAGTTTTGCTGATGTTATTAATGCTATGAGATTATTCTTTACAAATGCTTCAACATATTTCCCTAATGCTAGAGTACACGTTGGTGCTATCGGTTGGATAGCTACAGGGTTTACTAATCGTGACAGTTATATGACAACATTTAGAAGTATCATTGAGTTATATAGAAAATCTCCTTTCTATTCAACTAGTGGTAAAGTTGATTATTTAACAGGTGTAGAATATATTATGCCTATTGAACCAATTAATAATTATAAACCCGACTTAATTCACCCTACTGCTCAGGCTTCAAGTGCGATAGGAATGGCAATTTATAACGCGCTAATGAGAGGAACTTCTCAAGGTGGTTTTAGAACATACGACAGTGTTATTCTTATACCTAGTGGACACGGTACAAAGATTAATGATAATAGTTTAAAGGTTACTGCTGATGGAAACCAAATAAATTTAATTGGTGGTGCTTTTGGTGTTTATTTAGACATTACAGATATTGCCGCTCTTAATGATATTGAAATTGCAACTTGTACTCAGCCAATTCGTGCTACAACTAGTAATCCACTTGTTGTACCTGTTAGTATTGCAATCTTCCCAGGAAAGGACGGCGTATACGATTTTGTTAATGGTGAACTAAAATTTTCTAATGGTAAGGTAAACCTTAAATTCTTATATAGTCCTTCTGTTGGACATTATACGGGTGTAACTAATCTTTCAGTTTTTGTTCCTACTATTACCGCAGATGTTATAACAGCTTGCTAATTAAATATTAAAACTATGGGACAGCATTTAATAAAATGTTGTCCTTTTTTGTTTCCCATTATGGTACAGGGGAGTGTGCTAAAGGGGCTT